GCACGATGCACCATTGTCGCAGTCAGCTCGATAGACCTCATCGCCATCGAGCAAAACGACGAATTCACAGACGCCGTATCCGTTACGTTCCCAGTACGCGGTAAATGAGATTCCTCCGACTGTTCCGGTCCACGACGATTCAGCAAATACCGCTGAGCCGTATGAGATAACTTCGTAGGTTTCCCATTCAATGCAGATCTTGCACGGAATCACACCACAGCATTTATCAGCGGGAACAGCGTCACACGTTTCGATCATGCGTTCTTGGCATGGCTTCAAGCGTGTGGGCGATGACCTGCGGAGATATCGCGGAGGCATCAAGCACACTCCGGTTGCGGGCAAAGGTCATCAATTATCCAGCGTGGCTCGCAATCGCCAGTCAACGGATAGTGGTAAGTAGCGCGGCCAGTTCCACTGATGAGATCTGTCGGTGTCAATCCTTGCAGATAATTGCACAGATCATAAACGCTGTACGTGCCGTCGTCGTTTGCTCCTGGCGGGGTTTTCCGGCATCCATCGGTGTACCATGTTGCCGTAACGACCAGCGTTGTTTCCGCGACGTAATCTGTTTCAGGGCATAACACTGAATCGATGGTAAACCAGATCGTGTGACCGCCGCCGCCCTGTTCCTTTTGCTGCCATCGCTGACGATGCGGCTTTTCATTTACTATCCTGCGGGCAACTTTACGCGCAATCTGTTCGTACTGCTCGTACCCCTTGCGATTAAAGCCAAACGCAGGTTCTTTCATGTCAGTGGCAATGCTGAAAAGTCTTTAGCCTCGTAAACGGTGTCGGTGCGATAAACCGCTGTCGACGGACTAGGGTCAGTCAGGGCTACGCCGGAACCGTCGAGCGGAACTGGTGCCGCTGGCAGCTCATCGTCACCTTCGTTGCGAATGTTTTCCAATGCTCCACCATAACCGATTTGACGGAACCCGGCGTCTAACTGCTTTGATTGCCAGCCTTGTTTTTGCAAATGGATTGAGAACGTTACTGTGCGAAATGATGTTCCGTTTCTGGATTGCCGAGGACTGACAGAAATGTTTTGCATTTTTGCCAAGCCAGCACCGATAGTGACCCCATCGACGACAAACGAAGATGAATTCACCGCGTCTTGATACGTCATAATCCACGTCGGCACTGACGCAAGATTCTTTGAAATCGTGACGTAGGGGCGGGAATCATCAATCATAAGCGGCGGGTCAAAAGGATCGCCAGCACTGTTTAAAATGGCTTGTCCTGCGTAGTTCGTGATTGCCGCCTTTTGAAACTGCTCATATCCCCATGTGATTTCTGCCGGGTCGCTGGTCGGAGTCTCCGCCAGCTCGCGTTCCGTGGAGTATTCAGCCGTGACTGTCCAGCCCTTCCACGGGTCTGATGGATCGACTTGCAATGTCGTACACCACGCACCAGCGTCGTCTGGATGTACCTCACCAATCACTGGCAAAGACGCATGTGAACCAACATGATACGCTCGCTCCGTCTTTGCTGATGTCGTCAGCTTAAACGCCCGTGTGTAAGCACGCGCGCCTTTGGTGTTCGTTGCTGGCGCGTGCATTTCTCCGAGATACGTGATCGTCACTGCTCTACCTCCACGGCAGCGCCTTCGGCAATTGCTAACATGGCCGAATCGCCCTCAAGAATAGTGCCCTTTCGGTACACCGCCCAAAGCCCGTTGATAGGCGAATTCGCATCCTCTGGATTGCTTCTGGTGACGCGAGCAAACTGAATCAAATCCTTGCGAGATTGCGGCCAGTTTATAGCGTTTTCTTCCCATCGCTTGACGATGATTTCTGCTTTCATAGTCCCACCATGCCCATCGCAATCATTTGCTGCGGACTCATTTCCTTCCATGCCTTTTTGAGTTCGCGAGTTTGTTTTTCAGTCGCAGCAACGTTCGGATCTTTGCCCCTGTTTAACATCGCGGCAAAAATTGTCGAAAACGCTTCCTGCGATCCGGCCGCCATTGCTCCAGCAAGTTGTGGTTCCTGCTTTTTGATTGTGTCCTGTTGCTCACGCTCCGTGCCAAGCCAGTTTGAAAACGTTCCGGCGATTGCATTCGCTTGGATCTTGGCACGGTCGATCATTCCGCCAGCACCGCTCACGATTGATGCTGCAATGGGATCGTTGCCGATAGCGGTAAACATCTTGCCCAATGCTGATCCTATGTCAGCGGATTTTGGCTTCATGTTTTCCAGTACGCCCGCAGCGAAACCGGGCTGTCGCGGCCCCTGCCACTGGAATGGTGCCCTGCCGTTTGGTTGCTGTCCGCCACCGGGAATAACCTGCCCCAGCAATCCTCTGAGCCTTGCTCGAGCAACCGCCATGTCTTGCTCGCCCGGCTTTCTCTGGTTTAGTGCGTTTAGGGCGTCCATCGCCTGCCCTTCAACTGGATTGATCAGCCCCATCCAGTCAATTTTCAGAGCATCCGCTACCATGTCCTTCAACATGGATTTCCATTTCTCTTTGACCGACAAAAACGCAACGTCCATTGATGCGTCAATCACGTCGCCGATGAACTTAACCTTGTCTGGAAGTTCATTAAACTTGGCCAAAATCTTGTTCGCCTCCGACACCATTTCTGTCAGTTTCGGAAGGATGGCTTCGCCAATCCCTCTTCCGATTGATTTGACGTTGTCGATCAGCGTAGATGTCTGGCCTTCAAACGTCTGGCTCATCTCGACCATCATGCCAGCAAAGTCGCCGCCCTCTGATGTCATAGCCTTCAACGCTTGTTCCAAGTGGCCGAAGTTTACTTGACCCTTTTCCACCGCTTCCCTGACGTTGCCAAACTCCTTCGCCAGCTCTGCAGAAATATTGATTCCGCGTCCCTGAAGCTGATTGATGTCTTCCATAAACAGGCGGCCCTGAATGCGAGCCTTGCCGTAAATTTCTGCGAGTTCTGTCAATGGAATTCCCATACCGGAAGACAGTTCACCCAGCGTTTTCAGTTCGGTAATCACAGTTCCGGCGTCTCCGCCGAACGCTAACAACTGCTTCGCGGCCTGCGTGATTTCCATTGACTCAAAAGGCGTGCTGGCTGCAAACTTGTTTATCTCATCCATGACACGCGCGGCTGATTCAGCGGATCCTGTAAGCACCTTGAATTGCACGGATGCTGTTTCTGCAGACGCTGCAAGCCCTACAGTTCCAGACGCCAAACCCAACATGCTGGATGCTGACGATTTGAAGATATCCACGATAGCAATGCCGGAAACGATGTTTGTAACGTCAGCCGCGAAGCTGCGAGTTTCCCCGCGTGCCTTTGACAGACCGCTCTGAAACTTGCGTCCATCGACACCTAGCCTTGTTACAAGATCGCCAGCAATGACTGCCATCAGTTCAGTCCCGCCAGCATTCGCAAATGGGAGGCAATCGCGATTGCACTTTGCTTAGGCGAAAGTGCTTTCGGCTTTGATCGCTTTTTGTGTTTTGCAATCCACGGCATGAAATCACGGTCTTTCATTTCCTGCCCCATAAACGCCGCAATCATTCTGCCGATTTTTGTAAGAATCCGGCAGACTGGCTCACTTGTTCCAATCGGTTCAATCATGTCCTTTGCGCACCACTCGTCAAATTGTTGGTGCGACATTTTCGACAGCATCTCATCTACATCCGTCGTTCTTGCGACGTGTTCAGCCAGCCGAAGTGCTGTCAGTCTTCGAGGGCTGCGTCTGAGTTTTTTGCGATCTTCTCAATATCCTGCTCAGAGAATCCCGACAGATCCAAGGCGACGTTCACCAGTCGTTCAATCACATCGCCGCGACGTTTTCCAAGCTGCTCAATTTGATCCGCAGTAAACAATTGAACGCCATCATCGTTTCGGCAGCACTCGACAAGAATCCTTTCGCGGACCTGCAGTTTATGCTTCGCTCGCTTTGACTCAGACAACCGACTTTGCTGGTCTTCCCATGCCGAACGCTCACGGGGAGTCATGCCCCACACTGGAATGACCATTCCCGGACCAAGTTCTGGAACTGGAACATCCTTTTTTGCCTGGGCGAGTTCTGGTGCCGTCAAAAATTGTTCGGCCGTTGGAATCACTCTCATTCGTCATCCTCTTCAGTGTCGTCGTCGTCCGGCTCGACCCAATTCGGGCCGGGAATGTCGTTTCCGTTTTCGTCGTAGCCCAAAATTTCGCCGTTGCGGAATCGCTCGCGGTCTTCCGGTTCAATTGCACGAGCCAGCATTTCGCGAGACAGCAGCACGTCCGCCCGTCTGCTCGTCCAGCCCTTGCAGGCTTCTTCGGCTTCTGCGTCTGCAGGCTCACAGTCCCCATTGCCAACAAGCAATTGAGCTCCGCGACGGTCGACCTCGACAACCGCTCCAAGCTTCCAGTATGCCTGCCCGGAGCTTCTGTCGATTTGATCAGCGTTTTTCGGAGTGTCGAATGCCGCTGCAACGCCGTTATCTGATCTGACAAACTTGATCTTCAAGGCCAACTCCGATTATGTTGAGTAAGCAAGCAGACCGGTAATCTTCAGGCTCACGTCAGCCTTCAAACCGTCGTTCATTGCCCCAGTGAATCCAAACCCGACGCCCGCTGATGTGAACTGCATGGCAACGGACGAGGTAGCCGTAGTCTTGATGTCCCAGACGCAAGAAGCAGGAGTTGTCACCAAGTCAGTGATTGCTTGATGACCGGCCAGCATGTCGTCGTAAAAGATCGTGAACCCGAAGTTTCCGCCTTCTGAGTAGCCTGTCTGGCTGTACTCTTTCCCCGCTCCGGACGTGTCCAACGTTGTGGCGTCAAACGTTTCCGATTCTGCTCCGTCGTGATTGAAATCAGTGATCTGAGCAACGGCCGTTAGCGATGCTGAGATAGTCTGTCTGATGATCGTGCCTTTGCACCGAATCTTGGCCATTTGCTTTTCCCTTATGTGTTGAACTGAACATCAAGATCCAGCGTCACGACATGGACGCCAACGTCTGAACCATCCTGCGGAGCTTCGTAGTCGTCGCTTTCGTCATTCATCACAACCGCGCCGATTGTGTAGCTTCCTGCCGTCCCAGAGTAATCACCCAAAAACACCCTTACAGCGTTCGCTAATTCTTCTGCCTTGACGCTGGTTGTGGCTCTGCAATCGATGTCGAATGTGATAAACCGAAGTTGCCCAGACCCGCCATCCATGCTGGGGTTTTCTTCGCTGCTCATCTGAGTAATAACGATGTGTGGAAACGCGGCTTTCTGTGGTGCCTTGGTGACGTAGACTCGCGACCCGCATATTGCGTTGACCGTCGACTCGTTCGCCAGCAATGACACCAATCCGCTTTTCATAGTCGTTTCTTGGCTTGTCTAACCACTTCTTTTTTCACGCCAACAGCAACCCATTTTCTGATAACCTCATTCAACTGATTTGCATTCCGCCGGACGAGCACACTGATCGGTTTTGATTGTGCTGGCATTCGCCCCGTGCGGCGTTTTCGTTTGCCAGTGTCAACTCGAATCTGAACACCACGAAACCCCTTGCGGCCCCGCTTGCCGCCTACTCTCTTTCGTTTCGTTCCAGTGGTTCGCTCATCGGTCCCGAGAAACCACCAGTGAATGTTTCTTGCGTCAAACCCAACGCCCTTTCTGCCTTTTCGGTCCTTGACCGTTGTTGCTCTTTTTTTGCGTCTGATTCCAACTCCCGCCCCGACCTTTACGCTTGCAAACCCGTCATTAACTTTTGTTGGTATTGATGCTGATCCGATCGCCTTTCGAACGCCCTTGTACTTCGACGGGACGCTGTTTTTGACAATCTTTGCCGCAAGACGCCCTGACTTATTCAGTGCTGGCCTTGCGATCCTGTTGGCCATCCCCTTCGAAAGTTCGTTAAACACTCGATCCAGTTCGGCAACACCTGTCACCGCAGACATCACACCACCTTGCGACGGGTCAGAATCTGAATTTCTTCATGGTCCATGTCCACGTCGATTGCTGTCAAAATCTCGTAAACGTTTCCCTCAAACACCAGTCGCATGTCGGGTGTCACGTTCTGCAAAGTCGTCGACCATTGTGCCGTCCATGCCTGATCCGTGTCCGCGTTGACTTGCTGCACTTTCCAGAACTCTCGACCGCCCTTTGTGATGACCTTGCAGAACGCGGTGGCGTAGGTTTGCCAGTTGCTGGCGGTCGTCAGATCGACGTGCCCGTGAGCGTCTGGAGTGCCCACAGCCCTTTGAATCGTCACCTTCTTGTTGTATTCGGAAAGGCATGTCATCCCTGTGCCACTCCGTAACCAGTCCAGGCCAGTTGATTCATCAGCCTGTCATAGACTGCCCGGCTTCCTGTGCAGTCTTTCCAGTTCATTTTGCCGAGTTCTTTGATTGCCAGCTTTGCTTCGACCGGAACCGCTGACGCGGCCCCGTATCCGCAAACCATTTCAATTTGAACGGCGTTTGGCCGTTCGATTTGCACCATCGGCCACGAATAGCCGAGTTTCAATTCGATTTCCGGCGGGGTTTCGATCAGATTCGTCCAGTAGTCGCTAACTGGCAACGTCTGCAGCGTCTCTGATTCGTCGTAATACTTCACGAAGTTAATGGCAGACACCGGAGCAAGACGAATTTCGATTTCGTCCTCATCCGGAAACTCGTCCATGTACAACGTAACCGTCTGAGTGATCAACTTCCGATAACTGTCGTGCTCCACCTGCTTGCGGCACACTTTCAGCAGTTCGGTGAGTTGCTCGTCAAAGTCACAACCAGTCACGCGCAAAGCTTCTTTGAACTGATCAAGCGTGATCGGCTCAGTTGTTGGCTCTGTCGTGACTTTGTAGGTCGTTT